AACACCAATTACTAACGATTCTGTCCCATGTGTTTCGAATTGGGCACACCACTTGTCCTAACGGACTAAACAGTTTCTCGACTATGGGCCGTGATGGGTGTTTAGGATAATTTATCGGATCTTCTCTACACTGGGTGACTCCAAAACATAATTCTATTTTATCTGATTTTTCAAGCCATTTGTTAATACTAGATCCAGCAGTTTTTGGAGGATGCATGAATGTATAAGAAGGAGATTTAGTTTGTGATATAGGCATAATAATTTCTTAAGTGTGGCACCCCGAAGGGTGCCGTTAGATGAGGATCACCCCCTTGTGACTTGTTGTATGGCTGCGTCTAAGAATGCTTGTTTCTTCTGCATCTTATGGGCAGCATCTCCATTTCCTTTTTTATTTAACTTGTGAATATAATGTCCAAGTTCCCTAGAGTCTTTCTTTAAACGTTCTATTTGGTTTACCACCATAGGCAAGTCTCCTTGTTATCGATTTGGTTATTCACATAATCATTATGGGATTAAGTCTGGGTATGCCTCCTGTATTAATTTTTTGGTTAATCCTTTCACGGGGTTTTGTTTGTTGATCATAGACACCAATAATTTAGCGTCCTCCGGATGTACAGATTCAAGCATATCGATAAATTTCTTTTCACGCCTGATCACTGTCATATTCTCTGAATCGCGAACTCCCTTAACAAAATATTTGAGATTAACATTCATTTTAAGGAAGGTGGATGGTGGAGAACCTACGTTACAAGGGGTGTATGGCGGCTGTCCACCAGGTAGGTTCCACTGAATTTTGTCGTCAAAGATACCCCTAAGTAGATCCTTTAAGGGCCATGATTCGTGTTTCTTCAAAATAGCAATCTTTTCTTTTCTAGATTTTACTTTGTCAAAATCTTCCAATACTTCGAATACTTCTAATCGTTTGTTTGATGCCATATTAATTTACCTCATATATTATATATAAATCGCATATACTACATTCCCTAACGCTAGAAGCTTTATTATACGTTTATTTCTTATAAATGTCAAGTTAAATGTTTGCTGTGAATTTTACACCCAATAAATTCATTATAATAATCATCTCTAAGAAGAACGTCGTGCTCGAACTGATACTTCGCCTCATAATAAGAGCATTGCCCTTTGGTTGTACAGAGCCTAAGGATATTTCGCTCGTAGGCGTTCGCTCCGTTCTTCTCCACCTGTTCTTTCAACAGAATGCTAGAACCGTAATAGGACATCCAATCGCTCTCTACTCGGGTCTTTTTACGCCGCAAACGGGTTTTTGTAACAGGTAAGATTTTACTTCGCCAGAACAGTTTCTTGCCGATATATTTCATATCAGTTTCTTTTTCATGGATACAATAAACAAACCCAACGAGAGATTCTAAATCATCTGCGTTGGGTTCGAAAGGTTTATTGTCAAGTAACCACGTCATAGTATTACTTATAAGAGATGCTAATCCTCTTTTTCATCCCACTCGCCATTCATATCATCTCCGCACATAGGGCAGAATATGGGAAGTTCATCACAATCATATACTGTCAGAGAAATATTGCAATCGCAAGAAGGGCATTCAAAAATATAGGGATAAGGATCGCTCATCATACTATCTCGCAATTCCCAGCAGCACAAGCCAACTCTTGACTACCCACTGTGGTATCGCTCAATTCGTATTCGCTTAGATCTGACCAATTAACATCCTTTGGCATAATCTTTAGCAACTCTTTGTATCCTGCTTCATCGGTGTCTTGATAAGGCGCTTGCTTGTAGGTGTGGTCACTAAATGGTAAGAATGATACACCACTCATGTAGTCAAAGTTGGCATATGTCCACGCACCTACATCCATCCACTCATGTTCTTTGACAGAGATAGTAACAGATGGTTTGTGTTCACACCAATGTTTCTGATAAACTAACCACATTTCTAACTGTTCAATAGCAGTCATATCAGTGCGGAACACAGCACCCTTGTCTACTTTGACGGGGAATGAGAACACCACGGTGTGTGATGGATTCATAGCATCGTCTTCAACAGGAAACCCTTTGTCAATCATAAACTGGGTCAGAGGATCTTTCTTGTCACCACGCACTGTGCGAATATAGTAAGGATTATGCCTTGCATGAATACCAGAAGCAGCGTCGACTAGTTGTGAAACGGTGCCAGAGGGTTTAACGCAGGTAATCGCTACAGACTGATTGATTCCCAATTTCTTAGATAACTCAGCATTAACCTTCACTGCCTCTTCTCTGAGCTCCTCTAGAAGCGAAGGAAGGTTGCCCAGTTTACCATTGGTGTATTTGTTGTCCATAATCCCTGTCATAGACACACCAAGCAAACGTTCCTCTTCACAGTTCTTGCTCCAAGTCTTTGAGATATACTTGAAGTTCACTAGTGAAGACTGGAACGTTCCTAGAATAGTTGCGAGACGGACTTTCTCAAGTAGCGACTCGCGGTTATCACCCGCACGAACCACAACCTCAGAGAGATTGCAGAATTCACGAGAGCGAAGAATGATCTCAGAACAAGGGTTGGTGCCAAACTCGTGGTCACCCACCTCCCTTCGACCAGACTTGATTGCTGCCATATTAGCAGACTCACGATTGAAAATACCACGTTCCCCCGACTTGGAATCGTAGAGTGCTTTCCACTCGTCCATAAAAATACCGATATCAGGTTTCTCAGTGTATGCAGCAGAGTTATTTGCTAGTGCTCTGTGCCCGTAGTCGTTCCACCACTGCCCTGCCTTTGCGTGTCGCATACGATCATCTGACAGGTTAGACAGCGAAATCAACGCAGAACGACGAACACCACCAACCACGACAATCTCTGCGATCTTACAGACAATATCGTGACACTCTACTGAGGTCAACCGGCGACCAGCAGCAGCCTTGAAAGTCTCAACACAGAATTCAAACAGAGATACCAATGGCGCAGGACCAGACGCACGACCACCAAAGGTCTTCAACGGTGCACCTGCCTCACGAACTTTGCTCATGTCCCACGCAGGTACTTGCCCAGCATACAACAGACCCACAAGTTCTTTCATTGCTTTTGCCCAACCGAGTTTGCTGTCACCCACAACGATAGTGGTGTCGGTATCGTGAAACTCGTCTGCTACACGTGGCATCTGTGAGATGTGCTGTCGTTCTACTGAGAACCCAACACCAGTACCGTTCATCAGTACATAGAGGATCTCATCAAACGAGGAGGGTTTGTCAACTGCAATGTATGAACAGTTATAACCAGCAATGTTCTCACGCTTGAGTGCTTCACCCGCAGTCATCAGACAACGCATAGATGGCATGACTTTCTGTGTCAGTACTGCTTCTTCTAGTTCGTTGCGGAGTTTAGCAGGTAGTTTGTATTCGCACGTATCCCAGAGATGTTCGGTAAAGAAATCAAAGTAACGCCCGATTGTTTCTTCCCACGTTTCTCGCCTCCCTTCTTCTGGTAACCACCTTGAGTAACGTGACAGGTGGATAAATTCTTGATAACTGGTTGGCAAATAATTACTGGGCATACGGAAGACTCCATTGACTGATATGGTTTAATTTTTTATAGTGGAACTATTATATATTATATTTTGAGATTAAGCAAGAGGTGTTTTAGTTATTTTCCTGCCATTCTTTTGCGGTGGTTCCTTCACTCTCGGTGGTTGCTTCACGGTAGTAAATGATCAACTCTTTCTGTTGTCTCACGTAACGTCGAACTTCTTGGAAGTTCTCTGCCATCTTCTCATATCCATCAGGAGTGAGAGCAAAGACAACGAATTGCCCATCGAGAAGCTTCTCAATCTCTTTGAATTTATCTTCGAGGTTCTCTTCGGTGATGACAAAGAAGTTTACGTTGAGTAAATCAATCTCTTGGGGGAGAGGTGGTTGGTAGATTCGTAAAGGAACTTTCTCAGTTACCGTTACTATCTGTGGTTCCGGTTGAACCACTATCGGTTTCGGACCCCACTCCAGTCTTGGGAGCATCTGGCAACTCGCCAGCATCGGTATCATCAATATCCATAAGTTCTTTTGTATCATTTTCTAATGCCTCAAACACTTTCTGTGTTCCATTATTTATTCGTTTCTCAATCATGCCTGGTCTTGCTCTTGCAAGTCGGGTGAGGTTGTGGTCCTTGAAGATCTTCAAGTAGGTTTGCTTCTCACGATTTAACTCTTGGTTGCGAGAAGTAAGGGCACTCATTGCTGCTTCTGATTTCTTAGCGTTTTCTTCTGCTGCTTTGAGCGATGCTTCGGCAGTGTTGATGGCAATATCCAACTGCACCTGATTCTCTTTGAGGGTGCGGTTGTTTGCTTCTAGTTGGGCAATACCGGCTTCAAACTTAGAGACTGTAACTTGATGATAAGCGTAACCACCACCGATGGCACCAATTAAAGCGACCAGCAAATATATTTTAAACATTATTTCACCAGTTTTTTTCTTTTTCCGTTCACTTCTATATATCCGCGAGTTAAGACCGCATATTTTTTCTTTTTCTTGGGTCCCATGTCCTTAGTGTCTTGAGGAATACCAGCGTCAGCTGCTGTTGTCATTTCTTCATCAAACATCTGTTTAAAAGTTTTCATTTGTAAATCTCCCCCAATGTAAAGTGGATTGTTTTTCCAGTATTTAAATGCTGACCCTCATACACATTTATTCCAAAAAGTTCGTCTATCGGGTAACTGTTCTCGGACACACGAAACTTATCTTTTGCTGCGACTCTCTCGTCAAGAGAATCTGAGAGAAGTTTTTCGTTTTTGACCCTATAGATGCCAGGCGCGATCATTTGGTCTTGCATTACAAACCACTCAGATTGCTCTTGTAACAAATCTAGCATATCAACGCCGGACTCTTTGAGAATTTTTTCTAAATTATTTTCGGTAACACCAAAATGTTCTTTAAGAAGAAACAAAGCAGAGACATAAGACGCGAGTTTAGAACCACCTCCAGGAACCTTGGCAAGTAATTTCTTGATGTTGAACACTAGTCTATGAAAAGTAGTGAATGCTGATTTTTCATCAGAAGATTCAATATTCTTGGTCTTTATTCTTTTACCGTTAACGTCGATGATACCCAACTTATATGCATCAGTATCTTCAAACTTTGTCACAAGCAGTTTTAAAAACCGGAAAGTGTAAACCAGGTCTCCTGCTCTTGAGAGTATTCCCATTATATCTTCCTTAAAAGTTCTATTACTTTTTGGTCCATCTCTATACCAGTATATTTATCATTCGCAACTATTTTAAGAAAAATAAGAAATGGTTTTATTACAGGCCAATGGTGTTCTTCTAATCTAAACTCTAGCATCTTAAGACCAGCGTCTGGTCCAAATACGTTAAAGATGACAACAAGGTGGTTTAGTATCAACCTCTCTGCCAAACTTCCTCCCGAAACATATCGATTAACCAATCTTTTCACATACTTAAACTTTTTAAGGTCTTCGTGAAACTCTTCAGCATCAATACAAGTTGGGTTATAATAGTGCCTTGCTGCAAACAAAGTAAAAACGTCTTCGTTTAAATGTTGAAATAATTTCATTCCACAACCTCATACCAAATATAAACGTATTTATTTCTCAGTTTTAAACAATGTCCATAAACCGTAAGCAAGACCTGCCCATGCCGCTAGTTTAACAATGCCACCAAACAGCACGATAGCACCACATACACCTGTGATAACTACACCGTCCCACGTGGAGCGTTCACTCCACAACTTCTTTGCATATACTTTTGCTACTTCAATCATGGTACAATCCTCTTACCTTTGAGATCAAATTGATCGCGGTCACGATGACCATTCCACGCTACGAAACCAGCAAGACGGAGCGACCAATATGCGAGATAGTTCAGTACTTTGAAACCGTTGACTTCAATACAGATGTCACGAAACAATTCGTCTGCCATCTTTTGATCTAAGTTCCATTCTAACTTCTGTTCTTTCTTAGTTCCTGCTGTTTTCAATCCCGCATACTTGTAAGCATAGTCGTGTACCAATCCGCCCATCAACAACACACCAACGGGTGATAAGAACGTTGCGAGAAACTTAGGCACTGATGCACCATCAAACTGAAATCCTGCAGGAACAACAAACTTGGTGCCATCTAACTCATAATGCCAGTCTTCTACGATTTCCCAATGACGCGAACCCATCAACCACATCCAGACTCCTTTGAAGAATCCTTTGTCTTTGGTCTCGATAGGCATCGGTGACATCTTAGGCATATTCTTGTAAGTAAACCCTACTCGTAGTTCGCCTTGCCCGTCAAAGTGACTGACTACAAAACCAACCAATACTAGCACAGCAAGGATTGCCCATTGCCAAAAGGTGGTCACTAATTCTACTACTAAATCCATTTTAAATCTCCTTGTTTGTTTACTTTATCTATAAGACCTATAAGTCGTCACTTGCTTCTACTATGTATGCAATCGCGTTCTTGTTCAATTGCACTGGTTGCCCACTCGGGCGTTGGAACTCTACGAATTTACTTCCATCGTTCAACACATCTCCCAAACCTATATTGAGGTCTGTACGAATATTCATGTGCCCGAACAATGAAGTCCCGTTTGTAAATGTAATATGTACCCGCATTTTGTTCTCCTAATCTGTTAGAGGATTATCAAGCACATTCTGTATTCTCTTACTAAGGCGATCATCGAGAGCATTGATCTTCAGTTCAGTGTCAGTTTGTAAACTTTCTCTCTTACTGTCAAAGCGTTCATTCGCCCTGTCAATCATACCTTTTACTTTGTCTTCCATTTCTCTGTTTTGGTCTTCAACTCTATCAACGTTCGCTTCCATACGGTTGAAATCATCACGCAAATCATTCTTAATACTACGTGAGTAATCTATTGCTTCGTCAACGGACGATTGAGCAGCAGCAATCTTTTGCTCAATCAGTTTATTACGATTCTCTATCTCTGTGGTGTCAATGTTCTGAATAATCTCTTTCATCGACATATAGTCAGAGTAGAATTCAAAAGCACCATACGATGCTCCACCCAATGTGGACAATGCAGTCAATATAACTGCCATCTTACCACCACGAAATGTTGTACCCGCAAACTCGAACTCTGCCATCATTCGTCTCCTTCAGATTCTGGAAACTCAAATTGACGAGTAGGCTGTGTTTGCCCTTTAATGATGTCATCCATTTCCTGAACACTCGCCATTAGTTCATCGAACATATCATTCGTCTCCTTCAAACTTCAGTGCCCTTAGATTAGCAATTTCTTGTTTCAATCGCTGCACTTCCATCTTCTTTATCTGTAACTCCAACTGATACAATCGGTTACAGTCTAGTCTTGTCTTTGGTGCATTCAAAGGTACAGTAATCTTTGCGTACACGCCCACATCTTTCACTAACCCTGCATCGTCATATCCTTCGGGAGATATTCCGCCCGAATTATAGAATGGTCCATTCTGATTGATCACACCTACCACGCCGAACTCTAGGTTGGTAGAACCACCAATTGCCATCGAGCATTCAACATTGTCTGCACGAATTCTATCGGAGGCATACGATCCAGGTGTAGATGGTAGGTTCAAGTTCAACGAACTCGAATCAGCAAACACATTCACACTGATCATCATTAATATAATAAAACGAATCATTCTTTAATTTTTGAACATATCCTTGTTGCTACAGATGTTTTACTATCACCTTTAACAATCAATTTAGACTTGGAGCAGATATACAATGCTCGGTCTCTGTCCTTCTCCCTTATATAAACTTCAATTTTCTTTCTTTCCAGATGTTTAATGAACATTATTGGTTCAACAACAGAGAACGGAACTTTGTTCCACTCCTTATCAAAAACACCCATCTCGTAATACTGTACATCTTTCCTAGCATTGAACAGTGTCATTGTGGTGTATAGAATACCCTCTACATACGACTGTTTCAATTTCGGATAAGTTGGCGTGAATTCGTGGGCACTTGCGTACCCACTCATCAACAATAGTAATATAATTAAATAGCGATGCATTCAGCAACTACTACTGCACGATATACGCCAGCAGGAAATGCTTTGCCGTATCCGTACTCTGCCAAAGACTCAGTTTTGAACCACGTGCTACCAGCAACCGTAAGATCAAACTCTGTCACGTTATCGAACTCAACTTTAGCAGCATCATATGCAGACATACCAGCATCTGATACTTGCGTTGTGGCTGTGTCGCCAGTCCAGTTAACAACATCGTTCAATGCAGGTGCTTCGCTGAAATCATTTGGATGAACGATTCGTGCTTTATAGAAAGATGCCTGAATCACATCATAACGCACGATAGGATCGACACCACCAGAAGTGGGATCAGTATCCAATGATCCTGGTGTTGGGTTACCATACACACCAGCGGTATCAGGAGTCACTACGCACTTAGATTGCACGTTGCCGACTACTTCCATTTCTTCGCCAAACGCGCTTGATGCAAATGCACCTAGTGCCAATAATAAGAGTGTTTTATTGAACATTACTGTTCCTCCGTTGTAGTAATTAATCATACTGCAAATCAACTAATTGCTTGTGCTTCAATTCAGAAGCCAAACCCACTCTCAATCCTTTTCTGTTATCGGGTAGTCTACCATCTTTCAACACAAGTGTCTCTGGATAATCTCCTCCCACCATTGCCTCAAAATAACTTCTCGGCAAATAGTTTGTTGCCACTAATGCATTGTGTAGCACTCGTGACTCCTCGTTCATCAAATTGGTGTTGACATAACCGAGCAACACTTCAAGTGATTCTAAAATTTCTTCTTCCTTTTCTTTGGCAAACTCTTCTCTTTCTGCTTGTTCTTCTTCGTCTTTCTGCGCTTGTAAGTTTGCCTTTCTATCGATCTCTGCTTGTATATACTCCTCGCTGGTCGTATCTTGAGCAATCGCATCGTCAATCAATGCAGCACCTGTTGGATCAACATATCCAGGACAAGTGGCATCGCTCTGCGGATCTTCGCAGGGTATATACTGATAAGAATAATAAACTTCTGGATCCAGAACGGATCCTGCGCCTTCAACTTCAATTGAACCATTACCCCAATATGAAATGTCAATCATATTGACGGGTACAGTTTTATTTATAGTATTTCCTTCTAAACCAGACCAATCATCTGTCTCACGGAAAATATAACCTGTGCCTCTTGCGTTCTCGTTCTGAACATGCACTAACATATCGTCTTCGGCAATCTTATCGGTTGTGTAACGATAGATGACACTGTTTACGGACAGACCCAACTGCTGCGGTAGAACGTTGGTCATTACCCAGTTGTAACCAGCGTCGGCAGCGTTAGCAGTTGTGCCGTAAACCGCTTCTTCAGAGTAAGAGTAAGAGGAGTAGACTAGCAACACCAGCACCGCCCATAAGCGTCTTAGTTCCATTACTTAATCCTTTTTCGTCGGTTTCTTTATTAGGTTGTAACTCTTCGTTTGCTGCCCATGCTGCTTGTGCTGCTTGCCCAATCATACCTTCAAACGGGCATGGTGTTCCTGCCATTCTCATAGCGTCAAAAACCCGTTGGTCTTGGCACAATGCAGATACAGCAGCAACTTTCATACCCATGTTGTATAGATTCTTGGCGAGTTTCATTCGCTCGCAGTTTTCATCAGTTACCTGTGTGCCAGTACTGATGCCTAAAATCTGAGTTTGAATTGCACCCGCTACACCGAACGTGCAGAGGTCACTATTGGAAGTATTTATCGTAGGTGTGATCGCAGACGCGGGTGGAGATTTTAACGTAGTCGTTGAATCTGACTGCGTTGTTACCGTACTGTTCGTCGTTGAATCTGTTCTAATCGTATCGTCTTCTTCTGCATATACAGAGAAAGATAATAATGTAGCAAGTAGTAATAAGTATCGCATCACATCGCATCCTGTAGTTGGTGATACGACTATTTATACACGGTTATCCCAAAAGGTTTTGCTTAATTCACCTCTAGTGATATCAGTAGTATCCGTAATACGACGAACACGAGTGTATACTTCATGACCACGGAAGTTTCGGACACCACCAGTCTGCTTTGCCCATAGCGCAGACTGTTTCCCGCCAGGATCGGGTGGGTTGTTGTCATATTGCCAATTGGGATTATTTGGAATGGGAGTCCACGCCATTAGTTATCTACCAAAATAATATCGAACGTTGCAGAAACTTGTGTTGCTTGTCCTGCAATAACATCAATCTTGAGGTCTGTCTTTTCTTCAAATTTAAGAGGAACAGGATAGTTAATGTCGAGACTCTGACCACCTGCGGCATTAAAGTTGCCTTTGATATTAAACGCACCACCAAATTGTCTTGCAAATAGACGATATGTCATCGAAGTGTTAGTTGATGCTTTGTCAGATCCAAGGTGCAGATCTAAAAGATAACCCGTTTTTCCTGCGGGTATCGTATACACTGCCATGAGCGTTTGACCCAGACCAGTAAGAATGACTGCTGCAACTGTGCCACTCTGTGAGATGTTGATTGCTTGACTGTTTTCTGTCGATATCATACGTGCGCGGAACACACGAGAAAATACGGTTGCACCCGATGAACCAATGTTGATCGTTTCAGTAACAGGGTTGTAGTTTGCGTCGAGACCCTGAACCTCTACTGCTTCACCATCGTCATTGGTATTGGTTGCTCCCGCTAGGGTAAGTATACTGTTAGCAGGATAAGGGTAAACAGTCGTCGCTGAATTACCATCCCAAACAGTACCAGCAGTTACATCACCATTTGTCGCACCAAACTTGTTAATATGCGAGTAACCAGTGACATCACCAGCGGCAATAGGGATGTTCGATGCAGAACCAAACGAATTTAATATATTTCCGGCTTGGTCAGCAACCATAACAACTTCATGGAGATCATTATTGTTGACTCCATAATGTTGGTTTCTACTTACACTATATTGTGCCATTAATCTTTCTTCCTACTCCCGACAGCATCCGCTGCGAAGAAGGCAGAGACAAGTACGGCGATTGATGCAAAGTATGTTGGAGCAATGTCAGCAATTAATTTTGCTGCTTGGTCCAACCCAAACATATCAGTAAGGAAGATTCCAAACGGATACAATAATAAACCGATCAACGAGAACCATGCCATCTTGCGAATGGCATCACGTTGTGCATCAGCGTCTTCGAGTTCTTTGCGCTTGAACTCTAGGTTCATGTGTGCTTCCAACTCTTCCATAGAGATGTGCCCATCCCCATTAGTGTCAGCACCTTCTAATGCTTTATCAACTGTCTTCTTTGCTGCCATCAGATTGCTCCTCTTCTGTTTCATCTGTATAATGATTTTTCCAATCATGATGAAGAGGAGCAACCTTAGTAACAGGCGCTTCAAACAACATTGTCAGTTCGTTTTCTTTACTCATTTTGTTGGTTTCGTTACCTGACCCTTAACTGGATCAATAATTTTGGTATCACCTTTGTTAGAAGTAGTAACTGATGCTTGCTTCTTAACAGCACGCCCAGCCTTGACAACATCATCATGTCCTTCTTCGTCATCAAGAGCAACTTCTGGATTGTTCATATCGGCGTCTTTAGCCATATCCTCAGCGCCTTTACCTTTAAGTTTGTCTTTCATATCTTCTTCAGAAGCAGAGGCGGGTACATGCTTATCTTTAGGAGCAGCTGCTTCCCACATTTGCGCAAGTGCCGCTCTAGTACCTTGAACAAAGTTTGCATAAGTTGCGACAACTTCTTCTTCAAACTCAGCAACGGTGCCTTCTTGAACAGATTCTTTGA